CGCAATCGCCCCGATCCGTATGACGCCAGTGGTTGGACTGCCTACTGTGAACTTAACCGTTTACAGAATGATGGCAAACTAAGTTTTGACAGTGACAAAACTCCCGAACTTCGTAAGATGAGCAATAAAGCACACAAAGCTCTTCGTAAGATTGAGGCCGCTTATGAACAAGAAGACGAAGCCATGATGATTCGTCTCATTAAGGTTAGACAATCACTATGGACTTAACAGACACTAAATGCCCAAAATGTAATAGCCCAAGATCATATTCTTTGGAATATGATACCTATTACTGCGAGAATTGTAACGAATGGCTAGAAGACATTTGTACTGATAGAGATTGCGTTTACTGTAATGCAAGACCTATATTTCCCAAGGAGCAGGTATGAAGACTAAAAAATTACGCAATCATATTGAAAAACGAGCCGATAGAGAAAAAGAAAAACTGCGCTCTAACCCTAAACTAACCAAAGAAGAACAAGAAAAGTTGGAACAGTTAAAGGCTCAACAACAGGCACAGGCAATCGGTGTGGCATTAGATCTAGAAGGTATTATAAAATGAACTCAGTTGACATGGCCAATAATTTAATTTTTCGTGCTAAACATTTACAAGAGTTTACAATTACTGTGAATGTCACCGAAGATTTTAGATTCAACGGAGTTGTGCCTTTTGATATGAATATAGCAAACGGTGTCATAACAGCAAAGGTATATGGCATTGATTTTGAAGAAGCATTATCTACATTTCAGAATTATATAGAAAGTTGTAAATGAGCAAGCTCTCAAAAAGCCCAGAACGCAATACTTTTCAGATAGAAGGCTACATTAAAAGAGCCAAGAAAAACGGCAAAGAGCCCGATCAGGCGTACATTAACATGTGGGAAAACTTTCGAAAAATTGATGCTGAGCGAGAAGTAGATCCAGAATGGCAAAAGGATAATTTGGAATATGATCTAAGATCTACTCAGTGGATCTGTGATAAAGTCAAAGCATCAGATACCTACGCCCAAAACTTATATGCGGCCATGTGTAATATGCAGTTCCAACAATTAGAAGTTATTCCGATTTTAAAAAACGAACGGTGGAGTTGTAGTTGGCGATACGCCGGTGGTATTATTGCCGACATGCGTGAAGCAGGTGATTACATCGATTGGTACTGTAGTGGTATCGGTGGTGGATTAGGAAACGGCGACGAAGCCGTATCCAAAGGCTATGTGCCAGAAGGCATGGTCACTAACGAAATTCATGAAGACCTAAAAAAATTAGGTTGGGTTCCGGTAGAATGGCGCGAAGATGAGTAAACCAATTGTACTAACACCAACACAATGGTGGAAATTAAAGGGACGCCTAGACAATGATTATGGTCGTACCACAATGATGATCAGTTGGAAGATGAAAAGAGTATTGGGCTTTACTGTACGCGAACACTCAGGCTATAGACTTAGAACAGTTCGAGAGTTAGATGATTATGACCGTAGCGATAACATTTGGCACGACACTGAACGAGAACGAAAGTTCCATAGAGAGAACACACACGAGCACGTTATTTGTCTTGACTTCTACAATGAACCAAAACGTACCATGTTCCTACTCAAATATTCCGAATATTTGAACAATTCTGGTAAAATCACCATTGACAACTAACCAAAAATCCTGTATAATATAATTATTGTTTAACACAGGAGCATCAAAATTGGCATCTCGAACACTTACAGCCGCAAGAGCAAATTCAAAAGTACGTGACCATAGCCCAAGTTGGGATGGATCAGATGAGTGGGATAGCGAAAAGTTTACAGGTCATTTCCGTAATGCTATGTCTTACTATCGTTTGGAAAGTTCTATTAAAGAATTAAAACCCAAATTAGTAGAATGGATGAACATGAATGGATATGCTAGAGCAGATTCCGATGCTATTCGCAAAACCAAAGACAAATACTTTAACGGTACAATGGTAGCATTGGCTGCCTGTTTGGTTAAAGGTATGCCTGAAATTCACACAGGATTTAATCAAGGTCGTGATACAGCAGTTTGGTTGCGTAAAGAAATTGAAAAGGTACTTGAACTAGGTGCCGATGATTTGGAAGAAGACGATGATGCTCCTAAAGTAGAAAAAGTATTGGCTCCTGTAATTAACATTCAAGATCGTATTCGCGAACAGGCAGTTGGCATGAGCGATGAACTTGATGCCGCAATTGATTCTTGGATCATGTCTCCAGAAGAGTTTGATCCCAAAGCATTTAAAATTGTCAATCTGTTGCGTGGCAAGGGTGCCAAGGCCGCACAGGCTCGTTATGTTAAAGGCTTTTTCCAAAATGGCCACAACGAACTGTTGGAATTAGCATCAGGTCAAGCAGATGAGCAATTGCGTGAAGCATACAAACACAACAGTCGTAAGAATGTTAAAAAATTAATTGACTTTTACGAAAGCATTGCGGCCGCTTGTGATCAAATCATTGCTGAAGCCAAAGTACTTAAAAAAGTACGTACAAAGAAAGTCAAACCTGCCGAGGAATTGGTCAAGAAGGTCAAGTTCCGTCTTACAGATGACAAATTAGGTATTACGTCAGTGCCACCAGCACAACTTATTGGTGCTCAAAGTGCTGTAATGTTCAATACCAAAACACGTAAGATTGGTTATTATATTGCTACAAGTTCAGCAGGATTGGCTGTAAAAGGTACAAGTCTTATTAACTTCACAGAAAAGAGTACTCAAAAGACCCTGCGTAAACCTGAAGTTCAACTTAAAGAGTTTAAGGAACAGAATACACAGAAGCGTGTAGAAACTTGGTTTACTAAAAATATTAAAACCACAGAGACTGCTCTTAATGGGCGGTTGAATGAGGATATCATTATTCTAAAGGTGTTTAAATGACATTGCCAGATGAACGCTTTCGTAGTGTATTACAAACTGAGGAATTTCTTAGGGCGTTAGCAGATCCAAAAATAACGCCTAGAGTTCCTCGGGCTATTCGTAAACGTGCTCTTGGATGCTTACGCCACTATCCATCTTTTTATAACTTAAAAGAAATTGAAGAAGCGGCTCCACACATCATGGAAGAACGCATGGAACCACTTTATAAAATGGTAAAGGCCTACAACCAAGAAAAAACTGAAAGTGCCGACAACAACAATAATTAATGTTATGTTTTTACAAGTAGATCAATATTGTTTTATTAACCCGACTCCTATACTGATACTAAAATCAGATACGCCTGTTGTTACAAAAGAAAATATTAAGTATTTTCTAAATTTAGAAATGAGAACAGCAGGCGATTCTCCTGTTGACCTATCTGCTAAAGATGGTGTACTAGAGTCTCCAGAGTTATCAAATATTAAAACCATAATGGACGAAGCAGTTAATTACTACGTTACAGAAGTAGTAGGAGTTAGTAATAAATTTAAATTGGTTCATTCTTGGTTAACTAAAAATGTCAAAGGTAGTTATCATCATAAACATTATCATCATAACATGATGTTAACAGCATTGGTGTATTTTAATGAAGAAGGAACCGAAGATTCTTTTTCTCCGTTGGTTTTTACTGGAGAAGGAGTAAAAAGAGTATTTCAAAAATTTCAATTTGAATTTAATATTATTAAAGAAAATGATATTAATGCTAATTCATATACAATAAATCCTACAACAAATCATATTATTATATTTCCTGGATGGATAGAACACGAAGTTCCAACTAATACAAAAGAAAAAACACGTTATTCAGTAGGAGGCAATTATTTCATAAATGACTTTTTAGGTAAAGAAAATAATTACGATTCAATTAACATAGACGTTTCAAGTAAAAGACTTAACAAATGAAAGATAACATGATTACAAGCAATTTAGTACCAATGGTAATTGAAAAGACCAGTCAGGGTGAACGTGCGTTTGATATTTTTAGTAGATTATTAAATGAACGCATTGTATTTTTAAACGGACCTGTAGATGACTGGAGTGCCAATTTAGTGGTAGCACAGATGTTACATTTAGAAAGTCAAGACTCAGATAAAGATATTCACTTTTATATTAACAGTCCCGGTGGTGTTGTTACCGCTGGAATGAGCATTTATGATGTAATGCAATTTATTAAACCAGATGTGGCAACTTATGTTATGGGACAGGCCTGTAGTATGGGTTCCTTGTTAGCACAGGCAGGTGCTGCAGGTAAACGGTTTATGTTGCCCAACGCTCGTCACATGATTCATCAACCTAGTGGTGGTGCTGGCGGACAGGCCACAGATATGGAAATTCAAGTTAAAGAAATATTAAAAATGAAACAGACACTTACACAGATTTATGTTAATCATAATTCAAAAGGTAAGGCCTATGATGAGTTTCATGCCGCAATGGAACGTGACAATTTTATGAGTGCCGAAGAAGCATTGGCATTCGGATTAGTTGATCAAATTGTAGAAAAGCGTCCAGTATAATATCATATTATAAATTCTCTCTGAATAGGATTAAATATTTTACTCAGGGAGAATATTATGGCATTACATATTATATTATTATTAATAGGCATCATTTTATGGGCTTGGTTACTATACAACATTAGTTTATTTTGCAAAATGAATCGTCAACAACAAACACTTTTAGATCTGGTAATTGAAGATATTAAATCAATAAAAGAAGAAGTTAAAAATATTAAAAATAAATATTGACACAGATATAAAATACCTGTATATTTTATACAGTGGACTTAGGCATTCATCCCACTTAAAAAATTCTGCATGTCATTGTTCATAAAGGAAAACAACAATGGCAAATACAATAGAGTACCCAACATCATACAAATATGTAAGTACAAAAGAATACGTGGACGCATTTCCTGTAGCATATAGACAGTGGAAGGCCGATAGCCACTGTAATCTGATTCACGGTTATGCGTTTAGCATGAAATTCTTTTTTGGTACAAATGATTTAGATGTACGTAACTGGGCGGCTGACTACGGCGGATTAAAAGAACTCAAGAAAGAATTAGAAAATCAGTTTGATCATACACTCTTAGTGGCGGAAGATGATCCTGAATTAGAAACTTTTAAATTATTACAAGAAAAGAAAATGGCCAAACTGACCATACTGCCAAGATTGGGTTGTGAAGGTTTGGCTGATATGCTTTACAAATATGTAAACGGAGTTTATATTCCCGATATGTGGGGTCCAGGCGAAGCAGAAAGACTTTGGTGTTTTAGAGTAGAAGTTAGAGAAACACAAAGCAATATGGCTTATAGAGAAGGTCACAGAGAGTGGGGAGAGGATCTATTATCATGAAATATAGCATTTACGATATAGGTGGTGATGTTGTTAAAGACAACGAAACCTATGTTTTAAAAGACAATAAGTTTTTAAACAATCTTATATTAAGTTCTACAGAACTTAAACCACATCAAAGTACCCGTGGTCATAGTCACGCAGGGCAAGAAGAAGTTTATTATTTTGTCAGCGGCAGTGGAGAAATGGAACTCGGTGATGAAAAGTTTTCTGTTCAAGGTGGCGATGTTGTGTTAATACCAGATGGTGTATTCCATCGTGTACACAATCCTAATAACAGTCCCTTTTATTTTGTATGTGTATTTGATGGAAAACGGAATCATTAAAACTCTTTGGAGACTCTGGGCCAAGGCCTTGGGTGAAAAAACAGGCGACACGGATAAAGAAGCAGATAGAATTGCTTGTATTCGTACTGCCATTGTGTTATCATATATTGTAACAAACTGCTTTATAGTAGCAGGAGTTGTTCATCACTGGAATCAATAATGAAAAAAATATTAGTAACCGGCGGTGCCGGATTTTTAGGCTCACATCTTTGTGATAGATTAGTCAACGAAGGACATCATGTGTTATGCGTTGACAACTACTTTACAGGTAGCAAAAGTAATATTGAGCACTTGCTTGATAAGAAAAACTTTGAAGTAATGCGTCAAGATGTTTGCTTTCCACTTTATGTAGAAGTAGACGAAATTTACAATCTTGCTTGTCCGGCAAGTCCGTTTTACTATCAATGGGATCCTATCCAAACTATGAAGACCAGTGTACTAGGTGCTTACAACCTATTAGGATTAGCCAAACGCACAGGTGCTAAAATTCTACAGGCCAGTACAAGTGAGATTTATGGCGATCCACATGTTCATCCACAAACAGAAGAATATTGGGGTAATGTAAATCCAATAGGCATTCGTAGTTGTTATGATGAAGGTAAACGTGCCGCAGAAACACTATTCATGGATTACTACCGTATTCATACTGTCAAGGCCAAAATTGTACGTATTTTTAATACATACGGTCCAAGATTGGCACAAGGTGACGGTCGTGTAGTCAGCAACTTTATTGTACAAGCCCTGCAGGGTAAACCAATTACAGTTTATGGTAGCGGAGAACAAACACGTAGTTTCTGTTATGTAGATGACCTAATCGATGGTATGATGGCATTGATGTCATCCGAAGACGAGGTTATAGGACCTTTTAATATGGGCAATCCTGGAGAGTTTACAATGAATGAACTTGCTAAGAAGGTTATTCAGTTAACAGGCAGTAACAGTATTATACTACAACAACCATTACCACAAGACGATCCTAAACAACGTAAACCAGATATTAGCAAGGCAAAATTATTATTAAATTGGGAACCAAAAATAGACCTAGACGCAGGCCTACAAAAAACCATAGACTATTTTAAAACGGTGCTGTAATGGAAGACTTTATTCGTGTTTGGCCAAATCTTGTAAGTCAGGAAATTTGCGGAGAAACAATTGATGTGTTTGAATCATTGATTGTGAATCCTGATTTTAAGGACAATATCTTTCATAACAAAACTCAATTTTCAAATGGTAGTTTAGGTCGCGATGACATTGCTCTATTTTTAGATCACGTTGATTTTAACAAAGGCGAATTGGCCAGCAAATATCTTTTTATTTTACAAGACTGTATCACCGAATACTTAGAAGACTTTCCACAGTTAAAATATACAGGTTTAACTAATTATCGTTCTTTAAAAATACAAAGGACAATGCCGCTGGGAGGATATCATCAATGGCATTATGAGCAAGCGGCGGATAAGGCATCATACGCAAGAGAAGTTACATGGATGATTTATCTTAACGATATGCCGTTGGGGGAAGCCGAAACCGAGTTCTTGTTTCAAAGAAGAAAAATACAGCCCACTCGCGGTACTGTTGTAATGTGGCCCGCAGGCATGACACATGTCCATAGAGGCCTTACTGTTTATACCCAACCAAAATACATTGCTACAGGTTGGTACTCAAAAGATACCAATTGACAATGTCCAGAAATTGTGTTATACTTATAGTATGGAGAGCACACAATGACTAAATGGACTATTACACTCAAAGAAAACCCAGACAATCCAGAAGAAGTTATTCTTCCATTTCCTGACGACTTGTTGAAAGAAGCAGGATGGAAAGAAGGCGATACATTAAAATGGATTGATAACAATGATGGATCTTTTACTTTGGAAAAAGTAAAATGACACATTTTATCATCAAAGAAGAATCCAATCCAACACCTGTTATAACAATGACTCCAAATAATAATATTATATTTTATTCAGGAAAGAATGAAGTGCTTCGTGTTTCCGAAGACGGATTTTATGTTAGAGGCGAACGAGTACCTGCTGAACAAAATGAAGCAGAAGCAGTGTACCGAGCATTTAAGGCTTTTTTAGTTTGGCATGGTTTAACGAAAGATTAAATGATTAAAAAAATTGGATTTGCATGTAAGTGGATAAATGATCCATCAGAAATAAAAGGCATGAAGGTAAATGCCGCTGATAGAGATATCAACGGACGTAGTACCACCATGCGATGGTTGCGTGAACATCCTGCCGAAGCCGAACAACGGCAGTGGGATATTATGAATCACAATGCAGCCGCGGCGTTAAAATTAATCGAACGTGTAGGCAGTCTAGAACCACATCTGCGTATGGTTCGTATTGGTTCAGAAATGCTACAGGGCTATACTGAAAAAGATTGGAAGGACTGGTGGCAACGGCAAGAGATACAAGATCACTGTGAGCGGATATTTGCTCCAGTAGGCGAGGCGGCTCGACGTTTGGGTGTACGCATCAGTTTCCATCCCGGCCAGTTCTGTGTGTTGGCCAGTGAAAATCCCGGCATTGTGGAACGTAGCATTGAAGAATTTGAGTATCATGCTGACATGGCTCGTTGGATGGGCTACGGCCGGACATTCCAGGACATGAAGATCAATGTACACATTTCTGGCAAACGAGGTCCTGCTGGCCTGCGTGAAACTTATCAAAAGTTATCGCCCGAAGCCCGCAACTGTATCACTATCGAAAACGAAGAAAACTCATGGGGTCTAAATGATTGTCTTGAACTTACCAACTTACTTCCTATTGTTTTGGACATTCACCACCATTGGATTAGGGAAGGTGAATACATCGATCCACAGGATAGTCGAGTCCGACAAGTGGTTGATAGCTGGCGCGGTCGCCGTCCCACTATGCATTACAGCGTCAGTCGCGAAGACCTACTTGTGGATCACAATCCCGTAATAATGCCAGATTATGCTCAACTGCTAGCAGAAGGCTACAAAAAACAAAAACTTCGGGCCCACAGTAATTTTATGTGGAACACCGAAGTTAATACATGGGCTTTACAATTCTTAGATCAGTTTGACATAATGGTCGAAGCAAAGGCTAAGAATTTGGCCAGTTTTGCTCTTGCCGAGCAGGCCAAAGAATTAAACCTTCTTTGAACGTGGAGCACGTGGCTTTTTAACAGCTGGTGTTTTAGCTTTAGCTGGTGCCTTTGGCTTGGCCACTCTTGTAGCACGTGGTTTCTTGGCTGGCTTTTCTTCAACTACAGGAGCCGGAGCAACTTCAACTACTGACGAGGTAGCTTCTTCTTTAACGGCAAATTTAATACCATTGTCAGAAAATGTTTCTGCTTCAACAACTGGAGCGGCTGGCTTTTTACGATTAAACCAAACTGCTACACCTAGTGCAACAATAACGATAGCGATAATTAATTCCATGATAGGATTCCTTTTAAATTAAGTACATATATTTAACACTTTGATTATGACAATAAACTATTATTGAATAACTAAACACACTAAATATTATTATGAAAAGTTTAACAGAATTAAAACAGTTGGTTGTCGAAGCTGAAAATAAAAAAGATAAACTAACTTTAGAACCTTTACCATATGGTAAAGAGGATTTAGCACCTGTTTTAAGTAAGGCAGAAATTAATTATCACTATGGCAAACTGGCACAGGGATACGTTGATCGCTATAATAAAGGCGAAGGAGACCCAGAATTTAATCGTGCTGGTGCTTTTTTACACAATATTTTCTTTCCACAATTGACTACTCCAAAATCAAGCAATAGGCCCTTCGGTGCCAGTGCTGAATTTGTAGAAAAATATTTTGGAGATTTAGACAAATTTAAAACAGATGTTGAAACAGTGGCAATGAAAATACAGGGATCCGGATGGGTCTATTTGGCTCGAAACGGTCAAATTAAAACAATTACTAATCATGCTGTAAAGCAAGATATTGTACTGCTGATAGATTTCTGGGAACATAGTTGGGCATTGGACTACCAAGCAGACAAACAAAAATACCTAAAAAATATATGGAGGATAATTAACTGGTCAGTTATTAACGATAGGTTAAATTTAGTAAAATAAACAGAATAATTTCCTTTATAGGAGCGATAGATGTCTAATAAGCCCACAGCAGAATTTATGGTAGAAGAACTACCGTTTGAAGATGAATCTAGTATTGATGACTTTGCGTTTGTTATTGGTCCAGATGGAGAATTAAAAAGCATGATTATCCCCGAACATTTAATGGATGATCCACCAGAAGAAGTACAATTAATATTAAGATTGTTTGGAATTGATGATCTAAATACCCTAGACGATCGAATTTTACATTAATTAGTTTTACGGTAAATACCTCTATAGAGATATAGAGGATTTACATGTTTCAGCCTTTGCCAGTAAGTTTACCAGACAATGCTACACTTTCAGCATTAGATCCGGGTGAACAAATACCATTTGTTATTACAGTCCAACGTCCAGAATCTTTAAAAGATTTTGTTGATACTGTTATTTCTGGGCAGAACCAATATCTTTCTAGAGAAGAATTTAATACACGATTTTCGGCAACTGATGAAGATATTGCCGCGGTTGTAAATTATGCTACCAGTAATGGATTAACTGTTATTAGTACACATGCTCCTAGCGCACATATAGAACTAACTGGATCTGCTGGCACAATTAACAGTTTGTTTGGTATAACACTACAAAATGTCACAACACCAAATGGAACTTTTAGAAGTTGGACTGGAGATGTTGAGGTTTCACCGGATGTAAACAACATAATTGAACATATTGCAGGGCTAGATACTCTACCGCCTTATACAAAAAAACTTTCTGAGTTCAGTATAACCAACTCTACTCCGGCCGGATTGCGAGCAATAACACCAATTCAAGCTGCAACTGCTTATCAATTTCCCAGTTCTAGTGCTGCCGGACAATGTATTGGTATTATCGAGTACGGAGGCGGATACACACAACAAAACTTGACTTCAAGTTTTAGTGCTATTGGATTAACAAATCCTACAACTGTTGATGTGTCGGTAGGCGGTTATACAAATACTCCAGATAATAATATATATGGGTATTGTCCAGAAGTTATGTTGGACATATTTTGCGCTGGCGCTGTTGCTCCCAGCGCAACATTGGCAGTATATTTTGGAAATATTAATTTTCTTAACGCAGGACCAACATGGGGAGCCGCGTTAAATGCCGCTATCCATGACAGTGTAAATAATCCTAGTGTTTTAAGTGTAAGTTACGGAGCAGGAGAAATTAGTTCTTTCTGGGGACCTACTGCCATATCTTATGTTGATGACATATTAATGCAATCTGTTGCATTAGGTATCACAGTATGTGTTTCATCGGGCGACCAAGGATCTATATGGTCAGGGGATAGAGGAACAACTCCAGATACTGAATATCCAGGATCAAGCCCTTACGTATTGTGTATAGGTGGAACTACCTTAGAGTTGAATACTGACAATACAATTTATAGTGAAGTAACTTGGGGGACATATAGTACACCACCAGGTGGAGATGGAACTGGTGGCGGAATAAGTCAATACGACAACTCATTACCTTCATGGCAGTCAGGATTAACTTATACTCCTTATACATATCCTACTGGCGCAGGATCTGCTACTTCACTAACATCGCGTGGTGTGCCTGATGTTTCAGCAAATGCTGATCCAAGTTCTGGATATCAATTTTATTGGGGAACTGGAAATACTTTTGCCCAATATGGTGGTACTAGTGCTGCCGCTCCTGTGTGGGCTGGATTTATTGCAAGATTAAATGCCATAACAGGAACCAGATTAGGATTTGCCAATACGCTGTTTTATTCTAACCCTAATGTATTTCGTGATATTACTGTAGGTAATAACGCAAACTATATTAACAACGGATATGCTGCCACTCCGGGATGGGACGCATGTACAGGACTAGGTACTCCTATCGGTACTTCTATATTAGGATTATTAACTGGTGGCGGTGGTGGCGGTGGTGGCGGTGGTGAATCATCTGATGATACGTTAAGTAATTTAACATTATCAATTGGCGGATTATCATACACAGGAGCAACATCATACAGTCTTTCAGTTTCCAACGATGTAACATCATTAACCGTTACTCCTACTGTAAATGAAAGTCATGCTACTGTCACTGTTAACGGAACTCCTGTTACATCAGGTTCGCCATCGGGCACAATTAATTTAAGTGTTGGTAACAATACAATTATTGTTGCAGTTACAGCACAAAATAGTGCAACATTAACTTATATAATTACCATTAATAGATTAGGAGTATCATTATCTAGCGATGATACATTAAGTAATTTAACAATCTCATCAGGTAATTTAACATATACAGGAGCAACTTCTTATAATGTATCAGTTGAATGGAATGTATCATCAGTAACCGTTACTCCTACAGTAAATGAAAGTCACGCAACCGTTACTGTTAATGGTAACGCAGTCCTTTCTGGACAACCATCGGGTTCTATTAATTTAAATCACGGCAATAATACAGTTACCATTGTAGTTACCGCACAAGATAGTTCAACAAAAACTTATACAATCATAGTTAATAGAGCACCAGTATCTAATGATGCCACATTAAATTCATTAACAATATCAAGTGGTACATTATCTCCTGGGTTCGATAGTAATACAATTTCATATACTGATTCTGTTGCTAATAATGTACTATCGGTAACAGTTACTCCACTGGCAAATAATCCAACATCTACTATTAAAGTAAATGGTGTATCAGTCGCAACTGGCACAGCATCTCAAACAATTGTTTTAACCCCTGGCCCTAATACAATTACTATTATTGTAACTGCTGGAGATGGTACAACCGTAAAAACTTATACCATAACAGTAACAAGAGCATATTCTAGTGATGCTACTTTAAGTAATTTAATAATTTCTTCAGGTACACTAATTCCTACATTTAATTCAAGTACAACATCCTATACAGGTACGGTAAATGTATCATCTATAACTGTTACACCTACTGTAAATGAAAGTCATGCAACTGTTACAGTTAATGGTACTAGCGTGTTATCTGGTTCAATATCAAAGACAATAGTTTTAGTAATAGGTATTAATACCATTATAGTTGTTGTAACAGCACAAGATAGTACAACAAAAACTTATACAATTGCATTGACTAGATTAACTTCTAACGATGCTACATTATCCAATATATTAGTACCATCTTATGGATTGTTGTCTCCTGCGTTCAATTCATTAACTCCAAGATATACAATTATAATACCAAACAATTACTCATCAGTTATATTTTCAGTATTGTCTACTCAACCAGATTCTACAATTAAAATTAATGGAAATACTGTAGTGTCAGGATCGCCATTTGGTGTGTATCCTATCCCGGTAGGATCACAATCTGTAACAGTTGTTGTAACAGCACCAGATCGTGTAACAACAAAAACATATAGTTTAACAATTACCAGAGAAGGTGGCGGTAACAATGATGCGAAATTAAATGGATTATTTGTATCTGCTGGAACTCTTGTTCCATTATTCAGCGGTAATGTTCATTCGTATTCAGATACTGTTAATAATGAAATAGAATCAATAACGGTTACACCAATACAAAATGATTTAAACGCATTAACCACAGTCAATGGTAATATAACTTCAAATAATCAACCGTCAACTCCTATTTCATTAAGTACAGGAACAACATCAATTATGGTTGTAATACGTTCATTAGATTTAACTACAACAAATACATATAAAATAAGTGTATTTAGAGAACCGCCTAATGTTCAAACAACAAAGTATACACAGATTTATGCCACACCGTTTTTATCAGAGAACAGTAGACAATTATATCATACTTTTATTACCAATACAAATATATTCCCAACAAAGGTACTATATAAACAAACTGACCCATCTTTTGGATTACAGTATGATATTCGAGTTTATTTAGAATATGCTATCCAAGAATTAAACTATTCACAATATAATATAGGAACAATTCGTAAACAACAACTATTGTTTGGAGTTATTAAAGTATTATCAACTGCTTTATACGATATGGTATACGTAACCGTAGTAGATAATACCAACATATTAAGTACTTTGCGTACATCTTTAGAAAATATGCAGGTATCTAATACTGCTACAGTTGCTGTTAATAAAGATTTTGCCAACATTGTACCTGATCAAAACTTTGTTACATTGTGCTACACACAACCAGGACAGGGAAATTATGTTAGATCAAGAATTTTATCATCTAACTTTAATTTTAATCAATTGAATTTTACAATCGACAGAGTTATCATAGCCAGTACACTTGATGACGGGCTACCTAAATACGTGTTCTTGAGTTGATTTTTACAAAAAAATAAATATACATATGACCACTCCTTATAATCCAGATTTTAATACACTCCCTAGTTTAATTAGTCCTACATCGGATACCTTGTTTATCGTCCAAGATAAATCTGTGGTACAATCTTTGACTGTAGCAAGAGCGGCAACACTATTAAACACACGCGGTGCTGCCGGACCACAGGGCCCTAAAGGAGCTCAAGGACCACAAGGGCCAAGTGGCCCACAAGGTAATTTAGGTCCACAAGGTCCAAGTGGTCCATCGGGCCCTATAGGAGCAAACGGTGTAAGTGGTCCAAGTGGCGCACCGAGCAATGTAAGTGGTCCTAGTGGTCCTAGTGGGGCACACGGAGTATCAGGACCAAGTGGACCTTGTGGTCCACAGGGTAATCAAGGATTTGTTGGACCAAGCGGTCCTAGTGGAGTACGAGGAGCATCAGGACCAAGTGGGCCAAGTGGAGCACCTGGTCCAAGTGGCCCAGCGGGAAATTCAGGAAATCCTGGAGCAGATAGTAGCGTTTCTGGGCCACTTGGTCCAAGTGGCCCAAGCGGCAGTCAAGGTAGTTCTGGACCAAGTGGTCCATCTGGTCCTCAAGGACTTCCGGGATCTCAAGGAAATATAGGACCAAGTGGCCCTAGTGGTCCTAGTGGCGCTGATAGTATGGTTGCAGGGCCAAGCGGATCGAGCGGACCTAGTGGACCATCAGGACCAAGTGGAGCACCAAGTAATGTAAGCGGTCCAATCGGATCAAGTGGTCCAAGTGGCCCTAGCGGTCCAAGTGGTACACAAGGTAACCCAAGTAATGTATCAGGGCCAAGCGGACCTAGTGGTCCTAGTGGTCCGGCAAGTAATCTAAGTGGTCCTAGTGGATCACAGGGATTATCAGGTCCTAGTGGAGCCAAGGGTGACGCTGGTTCTCAAGGTAACCCTGGAGTATCAGGACCTTCGGGTCCTAGCGGGCCAAGTGGTCCTAGTGGCCCATCAAGTAATGTAAGTGGCCCTAGCGGTCCAGCAGGTCCTAGTGGTCCTAGTGGCGCACCAAGCAATATAAGTGGCCCTAGCGGACCTAGTGGTCCATTAGGACTACAGGGAGTATCTGGTCCTCAAGGTAATCAAGGTGCCCAAGGCAATCCTGGACCAAGTGGTCCAAGTGGAGTAAGTGGTCCAAGTGGCGCACCAAGCAATATAAGTGGTCCCAGTGGTCCTAGTGGAGTAAGTGGTCCTAGCGGTGCTGTAAGTAATGTAAGTGGTCCTACTGGACCCAGTGGACCAAGCGGGGCACAAGGGTTACAAGGCAATCAAGGAACTCAGGGAAATCAAGGAACTCAAGGATTACAAGGCAATACCGGCCCAAGTGGTCCAAGTGGTCCAAGTGGTGCTGCAAGCAATGTAAGTGGTCCATCAGGTCCAAGTGGTCCAAGTGGTGCTGCAAGCAATGTAAGTGGTCCATCAGGTCCAAGTGGTGTTCGCGGTCCACAAGGACCAAGTGGACCAAGTGGTAGTCCAGGTAATAATGGTAACAATGGTGCTAATGGCCCACAAGGACCAAGTGGACCAAGTGGACCACAAGGCAATCAAGGACCACAAGGAAATCCAGGTAATAATGGTAACAATGGTGCTAATGGACCACAAGGACCAAGTGGCCCTAGCGGACCACAAGGAAATCCAGGTAATACAGGAGCTCAGGGAAATCAAGGAGCTCAGGGAAATCAAGGAGCTCAGGGAAATCAAGGAGCTCAGGGAAATCAAGGAGCTCAGGGAAATCAAGGACCAAGTGGACCAAGTGGTCCAAGTGGTCCTGGAATACAAACATCAAGCAATACACAACTAAATTCATTAGGTGTAGGAACAGCGGCCTCAACTACAGCAGGTGAAATACGTGCTACTGCCAACATCACTGCCTACTATTCCTCTGATGTAGCATTCAAAGAAAACATACGCCCAATTCCTGATGCGTTAGAAAGTGTGGCAGCAATTAGTGGCAAGTTGTTTGACTGGAAAGACAGTTATATTCAAGCACACGGTGGTGAGGATGGATATTTTATACAGAAAGCTGACTTTGGTGTTATCGCACAAGATGTACTTAAAAACTTCCCGCTAGCAGTAAGAACAAGACCTGATGGTTCATTGGCCGTTGATTATGAAAAATTAAGTGCTTTGGCTTTTGCGGCCATTGCTGAGTTAAAAATAAAAATTAATAAATTAGAAGGCAAATAACATGACCACTCCATATACTTCTATTGCAGCCAGTGATCTTAATGCAGAATTAGGATATCCTAGCGGAACACAAATATCGTTAGGATCACCCGGGCCTAGATATCTTTACGGTCAATCATCAGTTAACAATACGGCCCAAATTGATTTTTCAGGGGAAAGATCAGAAACACTCGATAGGGTGTATCTATCTCCGTCAAGTAGCGGTTCCTCAATGAATCGAAATTTTCCTAACACTTCATACCTTACCACATGGGAAAATTTTTCAATATCTGCAGGAGGCGCCACTATGATAAATTCTATTGGTGTATTTGGCCGAGATAATCCAATAGCATATTGGTTAGGAAAATATTGGGCATCGTTTAGTGACAACACAATAAAATATTCACTTAATGGCGGAAGTTGGACAACAGGATCCTCATTGCCGGGTGGAAATTCATGGAGCGCAATTTCTTATGCAGGATTTCCTAATGGTACTACTTATATTGTATTAGCGGACGAAAGCGGCAATATATGGTATAGTACCAATGGAACCAGTTGGACAGGAAGTCCTACAATTACCACAGACACATTAACTTTAGGAATAAGCTGTGTGGCTTGGGGAAATTATAATGGAACAAATTATTGGGTAGTAACAGGTTATGATAATACTACAGGTGCTATTTCATTTTGGGGACAATCAGGAGGCGGGGCACCCTCTGGTTCTTGGTCGTTATTCACAACGTTGACAAACTATGCCGGTAGTTTTACCGAAGAAGTAGGCAGTATGGTGTTTATGAACAGTCAGATAATCTACACTGTTGATGGTTTGTTTAACACAAGTGAAGCAAAATTATGGTATTTAGATAGTGGAGGAGCAAGTTGGCAAAATTTGATTGATTTCTCTTCTTTGCAAACCCCTACAAATGGTGCATACGGAGCAGAAGTCTCATTCGCAGGAGAACCATCTTTTGCGGCAAGTTATGTTTTTGCTATATTTCCAGGTAGTGGTTATTCGCCTGGCGGGCTGTATTATATTTCTAATAGCACAACATTGAACGGATCTACTGGCCAATGGACCTTGGCATCTATGAGCGGATCGCCTACCTGGTTTGCAGCTACGCCAAGTTTTTTACTTGCTAATAATGCTTCGACTGTTTGGGTAGCATCTACCGCTCTAACTGGATGGTTAGGGTACGCAGTTAGTGGAGCAACTCTTGCTGCCGCGATAGCTTATTAATTTTGAAAAGGTAAAAAATGAATATAACATACAATTGGTCAATACAAGGAATAAGTACATTACCTACGTACAATAACGACACTAATGTAGTAACCACTATTACATATAATGTAGTAGCAACAGATAGTGATAGCGGAAACACCAGCAAAGTGTTTGGTACTGTAAATACATATACTTTAGTAACAGGGGTAGATTTTATACCTTTTGAAACTTTAACAGAATCTGTAGTAATTGGTTGGGCACAAACCATATTAGGACCCACTCAAATTCAAAAAATACAAGATTCTCTTGCTTATAACATAGTAGTTCAAATAGCACCCCCGGTTGGCGTAGAAACATTACCTTGGGCAAACACATAATTACAAATTTTAAAGGTTGTACAAAAACAATAAATACTCTATAACATTTGAGTTTAGGTATTTAAACGATGACATACAATCCCGATTTTGATAATATTCTTCCACTAACTAACCCCACAGAAGGGGATACTCTCTTTATCGTTTCTGATAAATCTATGGTTCAAACAATGACCGTAGACCGAGCAAGAACATTATTAAACACAAGAGGTGATACAGGTCCACAAGGACCTCAAGGACCAAGTGGTCCAAGCGGTGTACAGGGACCACAAGGCCCACAAGGAGTACAGGGACCGCAGGGAGTTCAAGGTCCTCAAGGACCTATTGGATTGTTAGGTCCTCAGGGACCACAAGGAGTACAAGGTCCTCAAGGACCAAGCGGTCCTCAGGGTCCGCAGGGACCAAGTGGTCCAAGTGGCGTTACTGGCCCTAGATATCTCGGAATCAGTACAAGTTCGTATGTTGTAAATGCCAACTTAACTTCTGCTCAATTAATTCCAAATGCAGTCAATACAACAATACAATTACAAAGCACAGTAGATCCTAGTAGTTGGTGGAACAACAGCAGTTATCAATTTTTGCCTACAATTGGCGGTTATTATAACATTGAAGTTTCTGTAGATTGGCAAACAGGAACTGGTTCTGGACAGATCAATGTACAGATACATAAAAATACCAATCAAGAATTGATATTACAAAATCAAGTTAACACTGTTATTAATCAATCCATAAGCGGAGCTGTTACTGTTTTCTTGAACGGTTCTACTGATTATATTCAAATAACTGCGTATACAGATAGTGCTACTGGACAATATATTTCCAATGGCGGTGGTACTAAATTTTATGCTAGTTTAGTTCCACAAGGCGGTACTCCTGGACCTCAAGGTGTTAGAGGCGCAAGTGGTCCTAGTGGTCCTAGTGGTTCTACAACAGCATTTGATTTACAAGGCGGATCAACTGGATCTATTCCAATTCAATCAGCACCAAATATAACCTCGTTTATTGCTCCAGGACCAGCTGGATACTTATTACAAGCAAATGGTACCAGTGCTACCTGGGTAAGTACTTCTAGTATTGGAGTAGGTGGAGGAAGCTCTAGTGCTAATACCATCTATATTAATTCGCTAACAAATAGTGATCCTACAATTTCTTATCCAACATTTGCCACAGCATATGGATCACCATTGCCATTGAAGATAAATCAAAAGATATCATACGAAGCTGATATTGGACTGTTAACTGTTCCTAGAACTTATTTAACTGGTGGAAATACCGCGGTAAGTACCAGTAGTGGAGATCTTGTTGTATTAGGCGGTGCCGGTATTGGCGGAACATTATATGCCCAAAAAGAAGTTGTGGCTTCAAATGTTAATGCTGTTAGTACAACAACAGGAGCATTACAGGTTATAGGCGGGGTTGGTGTAGGTGGTGACATTTACTTTGATGGAAATCTATATCAGCGTGGTGTACTATTCCAACCAGGTGGTCCTAGTGGTCCAAGTGGTGTAAGTGGTCCAAGTGGTGCCAGCGGCCCTAGTGGTCCAGCAAGTAATATATCAGGACCAAGTGGTCCAAGTGGCCCTAGCGGAGCTGTTGGAAATATTGGAGCATCTGGTCCGAGTGGCCCTAGTGGTCCAAGCGGTCCCCAAGGTGACAAGGGCGATCAAGGTAATCCAGGTTTACAAAGTAATTTAAGTGGTCCAAGTGGCCCTAGTGGTCCAAGTGGCCCTAGCGGTCCTCCAAGTCTTGTTCCTGGACCAAGCGGTCCAAGTTTAAGTGGACCAAGCGGTCCAAGCGGTCCGGCAAGTAATCTAAGTGGTCCATCAGGTCCATCAGGTCCATCAGGTCCAAGTGGAGCACCAAGTAATGTATCAGGTCCATCGGGTCCAAGTTTAAGTGGTCCATCAGGCCCAAGTGGTCCAGCAAGTAATGTAAGTGGTCCATCAGGCCCAAGTGGTCCATCAGGCCCAAGTGGTCCATCAGGAGCCGCAAGTAATGCAAGTGGCCCAAGCGGTCCATCAGGTCCATCAGGTCCAAGTGGAGCACAAGGTAATCCAAGTAATGTTTCAGGGCCAAGCGGACCTAGTGGTCCATCAGGTCCAAGTGGAGCTCGCGGTCCACAAGGCCCATCGGGTCCAAGTGGAGCACAAGGTCTACAAGGTAACCAAGGTAACCCAAGTAATGTATCAGGTCCAAGCGGTCCATCAGGACCGAGTGGAGCACAAGGTCTACAAGGTAACCAAGGTAACCCAAGTAATGTATCAGGTCCAAGCGGTCCACAAGGTCCAAGCGGTCCTCAAGGATTACCAGGCAATCAGGGAGTACAAGGACCACAGGGACTTCAAGGTAATCAAGGACCTCAAGGACCACAAGGCAGTCAAGGACCACAAGGTCCTGGTGCGGCGGCGCCAGTTAATACATATTTGCAATTTGCTGACGGAACTGGTGGAATTTTTGGTGCTACAACCTATCCAGCAGGTAGCTCAAGTCCAACAGGTGGATTGACATGGAATAAAAGTACCTATACATTAACCTATAAGTATCCATCATCTGCTGGTACATTTACTTTAGGAGCAGGTGCTACATTAACCAACGGATCAGGAACTACTTATAATGCTATTCTTGCTGTTGAAGCAACCGCCGCTAGTTATTTTGGAGCTCTTGTATCTAGCGCTAGTAATTCAGCACCAGGATTAGCAGTTGGTAATAGAGGAGGTGGTGGCCCAAGTGGAGCAAATGCCGCTGATTTCTATAGAACAAGAGGCGGAGTAACTTCTTATGGTGCCAATGCTTATAGAACCACAGTAAGTTTAGGCACCGATGGTAACGCAATTATAAGCCAATACTTCAATGATACCGGATCATATCCCGTAACTCAAGTATTTGAAGCCAGCAGTCTAGTTGGTCTAGAAGCTCATAACCTTGTAACTAACAGTACCAATCCATTAACAATTGGACAATTGGCCACTCAAGTTGGAACCAATGAAGGAATAGGAGTTGTTGGTAATTTTTATCCACCAACATATCCAGCCTATCAACCTGGTGTAAGTTTTAGTGGTGGAGTTTATGATGGCGGTACCAATAGTCACAATGGCTATTATGGCGCAGAAAGTGTTGCTTTTAATTCAAGCGGATATGTGTTTAGTTTAACATATACCGGTTGTGCTGATATGGCTGGCGACTTTATGTATTTCAATCCAGCAGCCGCTGGTAATATCAATTTATCAGCACAAATTAATTTAGCAACCCAAGCTGGGTACGGTAGTTATATCACAGCAGGTAGTCACTATCCATTTACAGGATCACATGAAGTATTAACCGCGCCAAACCAAGGGCTGGAAATAGGAGATATTGTTGTTTGTACAAATACTATTGCTAAAAAGGATATCAACAATGCGATGGTCACAGTAGTCAGATCATCTGCTCCAAACCAAAAATCTGTATTAGGTGTTGTATCATTACTCAATATCGATAAATCTAAAACACTTCCTACATCATTGACAACATACATAGCAAATACCAGTACCAGTACCACAGCAACTCCTATAGCAATACTTGATCCACAGTATCAAGCAGTGTACGATGCCAACGAATTAACAGGTATCAATGCGATTGGCGAAGGATTGATTAATGTGTGTGGCGAAGGTGGCAACATTGAAATTGGTGATTATATTACCAGTTCAAGCACACCTGGTAAAGGTATGAAGCAGGCAGATGACCTATTACATAACTACACAGTGGCCAAGGCTCGTGAAGCATACACATTTACCGGCAATGAAATTGTACAGATTGCCTGTACATATCACTGCGGTTAAATATAGAATACAGGAGTTATACAGTGGCGACAATTAGCACAACCAGCGTTTATACAAGTCAAATTAATGAAACTTACCCTGTGGCTGGACAAAACAACACTACACAAGGGTTGAGAGATAATTTTAAAAACATTAAAAATGCTTTGATATCTGCTGACTCTGATATTTCCAGTTTAAAATTAAATTCAATTAATTTGAACAATGCCACAAACAACTTCAATTACAATGTAATACAAAGTGCTGTATTAGAAAGTGTTGTTGATCATGGTGTTGATAATACCAGTACTCCATATGATGGCGACATATCGGTTGATTTTACACAGGGGTCATATCAAAAGTTTAATCTCAACGGTGGTATACATACTGTTACTGTAAACAATTGGCCTACTACTTCAGAAACAAATGGTTTATTCAAGGCCTCAGTTACACTATATTTTTCTGCCGCAAGTTTAAATGATACCTACATATCGTTCCCTAGTAACTATACCAACATAGGACCAAGCTCGATACCTTATCAAGTAGGTCCAGCCATCGATAACGGTGGTCCTTGGTTGTTTGAAGTAACCTATGATGGAGAATTTACAACTGTTAGACAGGTCACAGAGTATGCTGTAATAACTGCTACCAATACAACAACTCATGTTATCAGTATAGGACATAATCTATACACTACAGGAACACATGCCGAAACAATTGTAGCATTTAACAATCAATTTGGAAGTATAGCATTATTACCAACTGTAATCACAGCAACTGTTGTACAACTAACACTACCTTCAGATAGTATTGTACTTGATTCTGTTACAAATATTTCAATTGGTGCCACAATATTTTCACCTGCTTCTACTGCCACATTTACTGTTAAAACAGTCAGTACTTCAAGCAGTACGGTTGTTACAAACGAAACTCTAGTTGGCGGTGAGATAACAATACCATCTATCCTAACATTTGTTAACCCAACATTTACACAACAACCAACCGTAATGCAATTAGATTTTGCCACGCCACCAAATGGCGTAATTTCTGGCATAAACGAAATACCCGGAAATGTCTATACTGACGGAACTGGTCTGTATGTAACTTACGCGAACTATATTTCTGGTGTACAAAATAAGATGTTAATCAGTGCTGACAGCACTCCAAATCCTAAAGCATTAGGTGATGGATCAACTGCCACTACACAATCTTATTCAGATTCAAGCAATCTTGTTGCCACTACTGAATATGTCAATAATGTTGTCTACAACTCAACACTGACTGTAAATAGTTCAACATATTCGTTATTGGCCACATCATCAACTTACGCACAATCTGTATCCGGAGTAAACAGCAACGGTTACGGAAATAGAACTGTAAGTTATGGTGGACCAACTGGCGGCAATGACGGGGATGTTTGGTATCAAATAATATAATGTCCGAAATTTATATAAACAATAGTGGCGAATGGCATCAACTATCAAACATGTATACACATTACAGCGGCGAATGGCATGCTGTACAAAATGTATATGTACATGATAGTGGTGAATGGCATTTATCATGGGCTCCTAACAATAATACATCTGTGTTTAATACACCGGGTGTACAATACTATACTGTGCCACCGGGTGTTTATAATTTAATCGGCGCTTATCAAACACCAACTGGTATTTTTACTGCTACTATAGCAGGAGTACAGCCCGGCGAAATTATAGCAATGAACATAGGAAACTATGGATCGTCTTCAACAGTTAGAATAAATGCCACAACTTATGTGTTACCTGCGTTTGATACTCCTATTTTATCATTTGATGGCAGTGTTGACGATAAATTAAGTGTAGAATTTAGCGTAGCAACACCAACTGGTACTCCATACGGTGCTGGAATTGGCGGCACAGTAACCGGTCTTACACTAGTATCCGGCGGTACAGGATATCCAGATTATGTTATTGGTGCTTATGCTACAACCAGTACCGGGGTTGGCACAGGATTAGCAGTTAATTTTATAGCATCAGGTGGTATAATCAATTCAGTAGGAATATGGAATGGTGGTGCTGGATACACCATAGGCGATACCATATATGTACAAGGCGGAACTTCACAAGCAGTATTAACTGTTGACACAGTAGAATCAGGAGCACTATTCAGTTTTGTTGGTGTATCAAATAATACACATCAGACAAATGCCGCAGCCATTGGTGATGAATACAATGTGCTGGCTCAAGCATTTCACGGCGATCTTGCTTCAACTGTGGCGCTCACACCTGTACCAAACTATGTATATATTAATCCTAATTATTCAAGATTAGTATTTGCTAGAAGATCAGGAAGGGGAACTATATCAGTCAATCAACCACAAATCAATGGTCCGCAATACGTAGGACAATTTGATGTAAGTGACCCGGCTGCCAACGAAGGTCAGTACAGTTTCTTAATAAATCTTCAACAGATATTAAGTATCAGTTTTACTCCCACAGGACCTACTGCGGGAGAACAAGAACATGTTACCATAACACCCGGTAGTTTACCAGCAGGAAAAGTCAGTAATCCATATTTTGCACAATTGTTTCCCCAAGGTGTTACACTAGGACATTATACCTGGAGCCGTATATCAGGAACCATTCCCTCCGGAATATCCATTGATACTAGTTTAGGAACACTGTCTGGATCCCCAACTACTGCAGGAACCTACAACTTTACAATACAGGTTGAAGATTCTATAGGTGGAATAGGTACAAGAACATATACCATTATTGTATTGGCCGCATCATCTGGATTAAGCATCACAACAGGTAGTGTCGCAAATCCAACCGTGGGACAACTATACAGTCAAACAATTACAGTTTCAGGCGGAACTGCTCCATATGTTTGGGGAATCAACGGAACATTGCCCAACGGTATAACAATTAATGCTAATGGGGTTTCAAATACAACCACAATACAAGGAACAACTACTCAACAAGGTACCTATAACTTTACGGTATTTGTAACAGATTCTCAAGGATATACTACATCACATGATTACACAATGACTGTAGCGGCTGCGTCCATAACATTTAGTCCAACTTCTTTCCCAATATTATCACATACAACATCAAGTGCATATACAATATCAGTAACAGTAACTGGTGGTGTAAGTCCATACTCAATTACATCATCATGGCCTAATGGTACACCTACATGGCCAGATTTTACTGAAAATTCAAATCCGTCTGCCGGAACCTATATAATTACAGGAACACCAAATTCTACCTCTAACTATTCATTAAATTTAATTGCCACAGATAGTAGTAGTCCTTCATTAACCGGTAGTATTGTTTATACAGTCGTAGTGAGTTAAATATGTTTTATAATCCTCTTTTTGATAACCCTACAAAGCTCAAAGATCAAGAACTTGAAGATAAAATACTTGACCTTAGTAAAAAATATTGGATAGCGGCACGTATGGGACAAGGTATGGTTGCTAGCCAAATTGCAATGGCATTAGAAATGTACAAAGATGAGCAACAAAGACGTGGTGCCGAAATGTCTAAAAAGATACAGAAAAAATCTGGAAATGATGTAGATGATTTGATCAATATAGATTGACCTGCTACAATTTATAGTATATAATATACTATGAACATTGATCAATTTGGACAAGTTATAATTACAGAAAATGAAGCCATAGAGGCTTTGTATTCTGGACGTCTAAAAAATCTTTGCAATTTATTTTTAGATGATGATACCAAAGTTGATCAATTTAATCATGCTCGAAATATCAATGCTGATTCTTTTGATAATTTAATCAAATATCAAACACCCAACTGTACTGTAGAAGAATTTGACAAGCAAAATCAAAATCAATGGTTTATGCCCAAAGATTACTGTCCAAATTTGATTGAAATGCTTTATGAAATGTGTAAAACAGAAGAACAAACAGATCGAGTAAGTCGAGAATTAGAATTGTTTGTCCAGCATAGTATGATGGACTTATTGTACTATCTTAAATACTTAGTAGATACAATGAGAGACAAAAACATTGTATGGGGTGTAGGTCGGGGCAGTAGTGTTGCCAGTTATGTACTGTATTTAATCGGTGTTCATAAGATAGACAGTATTAAATACAACCTAGATATAAAAGAATTCCTTAAAGGAGAATAAGATGAAACATAGAACTATGCAAGGCAAAGAAATCGATATGGGCAAATTAATGCGCCAAAATGAATTAATGCCTGCTATTGGAAATATGAAAGTAAATGCTCGCGGAGATGAATTGGGCCCAGGCGGTACAATTGTTCGTAAGCGTGAAGATATTGTGGCAGAATATTATGAAAAAAATCCTGCTTCAAATATTAAATCACCAAAACCTGCTGTACCTGCGGTTAAATCAGCAGACACTGCACCCGACGTCGTGCCAACAAAGAAAAAATCAACAGAGGAATAAATGAAGATACAAGGAACATTGAAACCACTGCGTGACACAGTATTTGTCACAGACATGGAATTTGGAATGCAAAAGACTAACTATGGATTATATATTCCAAGCGATGATGGTAAAAGTACAGGTATTCATCCACGATGGGGTCGTGTATGGGCAATAGGTCCCGAGCAAGATGAGATCAACGTTGGAGAATGGATCTTAATTGAACACGGTCGTTGGACACGTAGTTTTGAATACGAAAACGATGATAAATCTATTACAGAATTACGTGTGGTAGAAAATAAATCTATTATGTTACGAGCCAAAGAAAAACCTAGTGATGTACAACGTAATGCTCCAGTCGGTGCTGGATCAAATGCCAATTTTAATATTCCAGGCATTTAATATTTTGCCATAATCGCAATAGGGTCTTGACTGACCCTATTTTTTTCTCTATAATGAAACTATGAAATGTGATATTTGTCGGCAAGAATATACTCCTGCCTGTGATTATAAACAAGGGCGATGCCTACACCACAAACCTATGATAGATAAACCTTATCCAATCTGGTTGCTTTTATTAGCGGCTCCTTTTATAATTGTAACATGGATGATTATGAATCCACGAAAAGTTTGGCAACAAGCAAAGAAAGATTGGAAACTATAATGGAAATTCAACCTAAAGATACAAGTCGTGGCCACTTTTACGTAAGCCTAATTAAAAGTGTATTGCGTATTGGAGCAGGCACATCATTGATCATGATGGGATTACCTGAAGCAGGATGGTTACTTATTGTAGCAGAAGCATTAGGTATTTTAGAGGAGATTGTATAATGCCAACAATTTACACAGAAGTTGAAGTGGATGTTGACTTGTCAGAGTTTACTACTGAAGATTTAATTGAAGAACTTAAACATCGTGATGATCAAAACTATTCCAAAGACCAAGTTATCCAATGTATTTTTCACAAGCGCAGGGCAGGACAAGACTTTACAAAAGAACTTGATGAATTGATTTACAACACCATCGGAAGAATAGTATGATTACATTTATTGCTGGATTAATTCTAGGTACTTGGTTAGGTGTTTTTTTAATGTCTATTTTGATATTAACTAAACAGTCAGATGAACGTATAGAAAAAATGATGGAGAATGAGCATGTCGGGTAAAGGATCAAGACCACGTCCTTACAGCGTGGATCTAAACACATTTGACAACAATTGGGATAAAATTTTTGGTAAAAAATCTAAACCAGAAGATGTTAAAACAGAAAAAAAATTTAAATTATCAAAAGGAGATAAAGATGCAAGTAAGAGTGGAAGAAGACAAAAGTAAAATTGGAACTTGTGGTTGCGGTCGTAGCCCTACAGGATTCTGTATTGGTTGGCATGGACTCGGCGAAGATGAGTTTCGTCAAAAGTTAGCAGAATATGATGCTAAACAAATGGAAGTTTTTAAAACACAAGACAATAGAAAATGATTTTTAATCACGTTAAAAAACTTAAGGCCGATGGTAAAAGAATCGGAATTACCTTTAGTACATTTGATATGTTACATGCTGGGCATATTGCCATGCTCAGTGATGCTAAAAATCACTGTGATTATCTTATCGCAGGATTGCAAACAGATCCTACAATAGATCGACCAGATACTAAAAATAAACCAGTTCAAAGTATTGTAGAGCGGCAGATACAATTGAGTGGATGTCGCTATGTTGACGAAGTTGTAGTATACTCTACTGAACAAGACTTAGTTGATATATTGCTTACCTTACCTATCGATGTACGTATCTTGGGTGTAGAGTACGAAGGCAAACAGTTTACCGGTGACGAAGCCTGTTGGAAGCGTGGCATTGAAATTGTGTTCAATGGTAGAGATCATAGTTTTAGTAGTACCAATTTGCGTAAGCGTGTTGTACAGGCTGAAGTTAATAAAACACTGAAAGAAAAAAATGTTTGATATACAACAACGAATGACCGAACTAATGGAACCAATAGATCAGCAAATTATGATGTGTGACGATCGTAGAGATTTGCTAATGTTGAATTGTGCCATGTTGCAACGTGTTAGAGAACTATTCGACATGATGATCGGCGAAGAAGGACGTAAACTCATGTTTAAGGATCTAGTATGAGTAGATATGGTAAAATTAGTATGGGCACCGCAATAACATCGGCAAAATCAGCAAGAAAATCAGCAAGGAAAATACCAATGAAAAAAACAATCAAACAAAGATTTAGAGATTGGCTCTATAATGATAACAACAACGAATCTGAATTGATTAGAGTTGAGGAAAGTCTAGAGTTACACAGTGAAGGAGCTTTGAGATTCAATGTATACCGAGCCGCTGGTGGTATGGTTATTGAAACACGCAAATACGATTGTATCAAAGACACCAATCATACCAGATTACACATTGTTGTAGATGGCGAGGACCTTGGACAAAATATTGGTAAAATTATAACCATGGAAGCATTAAGATGAAACAATTATGGACTGAGAGGTATAGACCAAAGACTGTCAGCGAATATGTATTCGTCGACGATGCTCAAAAGCGGCAAGTTGAATCATGGATCAAGGAAGGCAGTATTCCACATCTATTGTTCAGCGGTGCAGCCGGAATAGGTAAAACTACCTTGGCCAAGGTATTGTTAAATGAACTTGGTGTTGAAGAATATGATTTGTTAGAGATCAATGCGTCACGCGAAAACAATGTAGAAACTGTACGTGACAAGATTGTTAACTTTGTACAGATGATGCCATTTGGTCCATTTAAATGTGTACTGTTAGATGAGGCTGATTACTTGACTCCCAACGCACAGGCTATACTGCGTGGCGTTATGGAAACATATTCCAGTACCAGTAGATTTATTCTAACCTGTAATTATCCTAATCGTATTATTCCAGCACTGCACAGTCGCTGTCAAGGATTCCATGTATTAAAAACTGATCAAACAGAGTTTACTGCTAGAGCCGCTACAATTCTAGTAACCGAAGGTGTAGATTTTGATCTAGATATATTAGACACCTATGTTAAATTGAGTTATCCTGATCTACGTAAATGTATCAATTTGTTACAACAAAATGTTGTAGATAACAAACTAATGGCGCCGACTGCCGGTGATAACGAATCTACCGATTACAAAATTGAAATGGTAGAATTGTTCAAGGCCGGAAACATACAAGGAGCACGGAAACTGTTATGCTCCAAAGCAAGACCAGAAGAAATGGAAGAAATCTATCGTTGGTGTTACGACAATATCAATTTGTTTGGCAAAGATGACGAAACTAAAGATTCAGCAATTATTATTATCAAACAAGGATTAGTAGATCATACCATCTGTGCCGACGCAGAAATAAATCTTAGTGCTACACTGGCCAAACTAGCAAGACTACAATAACTTGCAGTTATCAAAGTGATGTCTTATCATTGCAGGCTTGCCTCCATCTTTCCCACAATGGGGGCAAGTTATAACTGGCTTCAATACCCCAGTTTGTTTAGCCTTTCGTTTAATATTTGATTCTTCAGTTACTGGAATTCCTTTATTCCACGCTTTCATTCCTTTAAGTTTCTTAGAAGCCTTTTGTTTAGCATCGCCGGTCATAGGAATTCCTCTGTTCCATGCAACTGTTCCTTTGGTAGGACTTACTCTGCCTTTGAATCTTTGACTAACACTCTTTTTGAATTCTTCAGAGCGAATAGCACCAGACGCACCATCTCCGCCATCAGTCCTGTTATAGAGTATACCTGTTCCTAGATCTTTTCTTCCGTACCATCTTATCATCCTACGCTCAATAGCTAATGCTCCAAGATCAGTAAGATTCTTTTCTAAATATACTATTCTAGATCGGTCTTTTGGGGGTTTAACAAAGTGTTCTTTTGAACGGGCACGATAACCTTGCCCTTTGCCTATGTAATAGGGTGTGCCATCTTTTCGTAAGTAGGCATAAACGTAGTAGTGTAAATACATTGCTGATAGTTCCTTGTAAACTGTTAGAGAGGGTGGATGCTTCCAACATCGCGATCCTCATTTTTATTTATAGTTAAAATAACAAAACCGCATAACTTGATTGCAGATCGAATAGTTATGCGGTTTCCCCTTGTTAAGTCAATGTTGTTTTATATTTTAATCACTAATATCTTCCTTATAGATTGATAATACTTCTTTAATAACTGGATGTCTTTCCACGTCTCGAGTCCCGAACTTAGCCATAGCAATCATACGCGAATCACCTCCTTGTCCGTATAGATTACAAAATTCTAGCAAGCCATTCTCATGTGGTCTATCTGCTTGATTTAAGTCTCCAGTTACTACCATGCGACTGCCTTCTCCTATGCGAGTAAGTAACATTTTCATTTGACTAGCGGTAGTGTTCTGACACTCATCTGCAATAATGAAAGCGTTCTTAAATGTGCGTCCACGCATCATCGCTAAGGGTGCAATCTCAATCACACCATCTTCTAGCATTTCCGTAATTTCTCGTGGATGAAAGTATTCTTCAAACACATCCATGATAGGTCTTGTCCAGGGTTCCATTTTTTGATTTAATGTACCCGGTAAGAACCCATGTTCTTCATCTACACTTACAGCCGGCCTTGTGATAATAATTTTTTTAATCACCCCCTCTTTTAAATGTTTAATGGCCATTTGTACACCCAACATAGTTTTACCCGTACCGGCTGGGCCGATAGCGAACACAATATATTTTTTGGGATTTTTTAACAGTTCTACATAAGTTTCCTGCGATAAGTTTCGCGGAATTATTTCAACCTGTTGCTTTCTTTTAAGATAAGGCTTGATAGGAATCAAGTTATTCTTGATGTCATAGCTAAAACGTGGATCACGCTCTACGCTTTGACTTTCGTTACGTCTTCTAGCTTTGGGCAATTTTTACCTCCTTGGTGAAGATCGACCTGCCAAGTATTTAAGATGTTCTATACAAAACGGTGTCAAATGGTACTAAAAATTAAACAGGGTTATAAAGGATGGCTTTTGAATTCTATATAGCATAAATAAAGAGTAATGAGAACTCACCATGCATGATATAATTGATGTTATTAAAAATCTACAGACTCTAAGTGAAGACAATAACGCATTTAATGTTTTAAAAGACTTTGAACGTGTTTTTGACGAATTAGATATCTATGTATTTAAAAATTGGGAAGAAGGTGAATTAGTAGCCGGACCTAATATTAAGCGTTACAGTGTGTCATGTAAATTCATGTGGGATGAAAAAGAAATGCCAGATCCTGCTGGTGGTAAGCTATTAACCGAGTACGGATGTGAAGTTGTTTATGCTAGAGAAAAAGTTTTAGTTCCTAGAAAGATCAAAGATCCTAGTGATTATCGTCCAGGAACTAAAAAAGGTAAAATTGATGCGCATCCTGTATGGATGGTTACTATTGAAATACCTAAAAAATTAATGCAAGATGTTAGTGTTGGTAAAGAAAATAATGATAACGCCAAGATGTCAGAGATTATGCGTTACAGCAATACAAACTCACTAACAACAGATAGCGCGGCACAGGAGTCACCACAACAAAATGTCCAACAACCAACAACATAAATTAAACGAAGGGCTAAGATCTAAAGATCTAGAAAACTACGTCAGTGAATATTTCACTGTAGATCGCTACAAGAGTAAAATGGGCGAAGATAGTGATATTGTGGTTTTAGGTTTTAGAGTTAAAGAAAAATACCCAGCAATAGACCTAGTAGAGTTTATTGAAAAAGGATATAACTTTATTTTAGATGCTGACATGAGTGCCGGCGAAGAAAATGACGGGCAGTATCAGGTGTTTGTTGAAATGGAACGCACTCCAAAATTGCCAGGACAATTAAGAGCACTGTTAAGCGGTATTAGTAGACTTACTGACAATTATGATTGGAAGTTTAGATATCAAAAATCTAACGGTGCTGTACCGTTTAGCGAAGAAAAAGTAATGGAGCACATTCCATTATCACCAGCAGATTACCATAATAAAATTTTAGAAATACAGAATCACGAAGTTGGTAAATTTTTTAATCAAGGTGCTATTGATGGAGTGACCTTAGAAGCAGATGGCAGTATGACATTTATGAAACCGTTCTTTGGTAATCTTAAAATGAAATACGTTAGCATGGGCAAGTATGATGAACTCAAACATCAGGTACCTGGTGCGTTAAGTTTAGATGAAAATAGTCAAAGTCAAGTTTACTTTTTACAAAAATACCTTGGAGATTACGATATCGATAAGATCGGGGATAAGTTTCTTATTAGAAACGGAACCCGTGCTATGATAGTTCAAAAGGATAGTTGGTAATGTGGATGTTATCATTTATACCTGATGGTTGGTTACAACTGGCCATACTAGGCATCATAGCAACAGGCGGAGCACTATACATTATAGGTCTATTGGCTAACTTTTTTCCAGTAACTTATTCATACAGAGAACCTATACGTATTGCTGCAACTTTATTAATTATATGCGGTGTTTATTTTGAAGGTAGTTATTCCACTGAAATGATTTGGCGAGCACGTATGGAAGAAGCTCAGGCCAAAATTGCCAAAGCAGAGCAAGCAAGTACCGAGGCCAATACAAAATTAAAAAAAGTCCATAAACAAAAACAAAAAGTTGTGAAAGAATATATTACAACTGTTAAAGAACGCATTGTTAAAGACGCCTCTAAAATAGATGCTGAATGTAAAGTTGCGCCGGAAGCAATTGGTATATTAAACGATGCCGCTAAAAATCCTTTTACAAAAAGCGATGTACAAGTAAAGGATGTTAAGCAATGAAAAAAATATTAGCAATATTAATAATAACATTGTTAACAGGGTGCGCACACGATGTTCCTGTAACTGTAATTCCAAAATTCCCAGATGTACCTAAGGATATGTTGTCTACATGCCCAGATCTAGCATTAGTAGATCCTACAACCACTAAGTTAAGTGAATTAACAAATGTAATTGTAGATAATTACGGACAATATTACAGTTGTAAATCCAATGTTGATGATTGGATTGAATGGTATAACACACAAAAAAATATATTCAATAACATAAAATGAAAAAATTATTAATACTTTTGTCGATAATGTTGTCAGGATGTACTGTAATAGATGCGTATCTGATGACACATTATGATCCTAATGAATATAGTTTAATTACTTCTATTCGATCAGAAGCAATGGAATTTAAAGATCAGTGTGATGATGCAATAATCAGCAAGGCCAACGCCAACAAATTAGCGTCAGATACACAACTGTTTATGTTATATAGCGAACACATTCCTAAAAACAAAGATCTTATTGCAGCCAGTCAGTCATTGAATGAAATAGCTAAAGGTTTAGCAGATCAATATGCCAAAGTTGCAAAAATAAGCCCAGCGTTTTGTAAAATTAAATTTTCAAACGTCGAAACATCCGCAGATAAAATGCAAACAGTTATAGCAGGGAGACCAAGATGAGCGTAGATCAACACCAACAAGCATTGTTAGAAAGTTATAACGGATCCACTGATCCCCTTGTACAAGAAG